GAAGGTTGATTGCTCAAGGACGAACGCCCAATACGCAGCCTCAGTCACAGATAAACCCGATGGCTCCCATGAACCTGACTTCATATACCAACACTCAGTTTCAATGTAGATATTGTTGGTAATCCACCACTTCCTGTCACGCTTAACTTCTACAGTACGCCCACCAGTTAACAACTCTTCAACAAGTTGTTCACCCTTGCGACCATAGCCAAAGTCTATGTCGAACGAGGAGTTCTTTGCCATTTACTTATCCCACTTATCTCTCAGTACTAGCAGTGCTATGATGGCGTAGTTCGCCAAGTCCTTGAAAGAGTCTTCGATTGATTCATACATAGGGTCGCTATGTCTATCAACTAAGTTATTGATACGAGCAACCTTGTCATGGATACGCACACGCAATCCATTGAGCGCACCGCCTGGCGCATCAGCAATATTCTTGGGCCCATAATCCTTGTGCTTCTTTAGCAGGACAGACATGAGCTCATCATATACAATCCTTACATCGTCTTCGAACTGGGTGGGATACGATATGCGTGCTTCTTTGTCAACAGGGGTACGCTTAGTGTTACTGTCAGGGTATCCTCTTCGGACTTGGTCTGCGTAACGTGATAGCCCATCCCAACTAGGTGTTCTATAATCTGCCATACTTCTTCACTCTCCAGCCTTGAATAGTTTACTGACTTCTCCATCAAAATCTTCCATCACACTTTCTACTATGATATCCTCAACAGTCTCACCAATAATCTCAGGGTTAGTTTCTGCTGTGAATAAAGTTATATACGCTGACTGTAGTATCTCTGATAAGTATTCTTCATCATCTCTATTGTCAAAGAGTGCACGAAGTAGAGAACCAATCATCAACTTGTATCCACCCGGGAGTATCAACGCAGGGTCGAACTGTTCATCGTCCTCAACCATATGATTGACTGCCTCGAAGGCATCATTGAACTTGAACCCACACTCAGGGCAGCGAGGTAACTCGCCATTCTTGAAATCAAACATTTAGTAATCCCGCTTTCTGGAGTATTGCATTCGCCCCGTTGCTCGTATAAAATGAGTTAGCGTCTTCTCCGTCGGGGAATTGGACGACAGTAACAGGGAGTTCTCGGGCGAGACTATTAGCAAATTCTTTTCCTGGCTGGTCTCCGTCTGCAAAGACAAAGACTCTTTCGAAATCGGCAAGGAGTCTCGTGTAATGTTTCTTCCAACTATTAGCACCCGGTACACCAACACAAGGAATACCGACACAAGAACTAAGAGTAAGGGTATCCAACTCACCCTCACAAATGCCAATGAAATCACCAGCACGCTCAATGTCAAGAACATTATACATCTTTGTGTCCGCCCCAGTAAGGCCCATGTACTTCGGCTCCACCGCAGGATTGAGACTGCGGAATCGTAAGTCAACAACACCGGTTTTAGTAACATACGGTATGCTAAGTCTGCCAGTATATATCTCATGTCCCACCTCAGCCTCGACGACTACGCCTAATCGCGCCAGCCGTGCTGTTTCTATTGGAATACCCCTGCTTTTTAGGTAAGCTTCTGCCTGATAAATGTTTTCCTGGTACCTTGCTGTAGCCTTCTCCAACAATTCTTTCTGCGAATTCTTTTGCATCTCTTACTGTAATCCCTTCTTGCTGAGCAATGATTTGCAAACTATTTCCTTGAACTCCGCATGCAAAGCAGATGAAGATATTGCTGTCCAAGTTTGCGGTACCTGATTGGTGCGTATCACCGTGGAATGGACATCGGAGATTGACTTGCCCGTGTGTTCGTCCAAACTTTGCACCGTAGTGGACAAGCACATCTCTAATACTTGGGAGGTCATTCATATCTCTCTCTCATCCATTGTTCTAAATCCTGTATAACCCATGACTTCTCTATGCCATGATTGCGTCGCTTCACTATGACGAAGGCTGGAGGTATGGTCGCCAATCCCCTAGCCTTCGCATAGTTCTTTGCCTCAACCTGCGCTTCGTCCCAAAAGGCAGGCAAGTCTAACTTCTTTCTATTCTTTAACTCCATGATGTATGTCTTGCCTTGCAAGAATACATACAAATCACCCTCATCTTTGGCGCCAGCTTTAGTAAGACGCTCTGCTACTGCTTCGTGTTCACGAAACCATCGCATAACATCTGTCTCATACTGTGCACCTTTGCGACCATTAGGGTTAGCCATTAGTATGCGCTCTTATCTTTCTCTAGTATTCGTATTGCCCAGTCGAGTCCGTCTTGTACGCCTTGCGTATAAGCGTCCTTAGCTGGTGGTTTGGCATCATCAATCTTCTGTATGCACTTGGCAACATGTCTGAGATATTCAGACTGTGCCATTTCTTTTGCATGAATTTCAAGATAGTCATCATCCATTATACATTCTCCGGTATGTCATCAACGAACATATACTCAGGGTTGAAAGCAATCCATGTCATCAATCCGCCCCCAGCATCGGCTCGACCATAGCGATTCTTAACAGGCGCGACTCCCATGCTTGTTCCAACAACACCGAGTGTGCATATAAGTGCAGGTAACTGTGCAACCTTACCCTGTATGGCACTACGCGGTTGACAGGGGGTACCAGCAACAGCCTCGCTAGTGTGATGTAGAACCAACACTGCAGCATTCGTAGCGCGAGCAAGATACTTTAGCTCCTTCATAATCGCTCGCATTGAAGCGAACTCTTCGCCACCATCGGTGGCAACATCCATCAAGTTATCTACCACAATCAGTTGTGGTGGGCATCCCCATAGTTCTTCGAAGGCTTGTACTTCTTCGTCAATATCCTGCAGAGATGGTGCTGATTCAAATGACCATACGATGTGGCTACCTTTAGCCAGCACTGCACGAGTCCAACCCAAATCAGTATTCAATAATTGTTCAACATCACCTTGATTCTTACCACTAATCATAGATGCTAAACGCATAGCCATAGTGTGTGCGTTAGTGTCAGCGCTAATGTATAGCGTGGGAACTTTCATCTTTAGCGCAAGAGCAAGGGCAAGTGTTGACTTACCTACTCCCGGCGCTGCTGCGAACATCGACACTTCGCTTCGCCTGAGGACAATCTTGTTCGACTCAAACGCTTTGAAGCATGACGGTAGCGGTTCCCCACCGATACTTGGGCGACCAACGCTTCTGACAAGTGTACGCAATTCCGATTCCTTTTAAAGAGAAGCCGTAGCCAATCCATTATTAACTGACTACGGCTCATTTGATTTCCTTATTTAGTTGACTGGCTTGCATTGGTCAGGCGTTCCCTGTGGGGACGGACATGCCCAGAATGCATATGGCTTACCAGTATTCTTGCTAACTCCGCTACGCCAAATGCGTGCACCGTGTTTACATGTGGGAGCTGCGGTACCTGACGCTTCCGACACCGGGGTTGGCGGCGAGGAGACTGGAGGCGTGGTGTTTGTAGTGGAATTTGTAGTCGATAAAGGGGCTACATTGTACGCTGCTGCTAGCATCTTGTTTGTTGCAGCAATCTGCGTAGCGTAGTCACCTACACCTTCAAGCAGCACACTAAGTTCGTCAGCAGTATTGGCACGGATGTTAATCATATCACCAGTACCAGTCTTATACGAGACTTGCAGTTTCCATTCTTCGTTCATTTATTCTCTTTCTTTGAAGTGAATGGACAATGGTCGGACAGACCACACCACCCACAGTTTTTTGTGTTAGGTAAGAATACCCCAGCTTTGCGTGCTTTGTCAAAGTTTTCTACGAAGTATGTAATCATGTCCTGACTGTACTTCGTTAGGTCAATCATGGTGCCAGTACCTGACTGACGAGCCATCCAATAGTTGCCGTACTTAATGTCGACACCAAACACCTGCTGTATTCCAGCCTTGTAGAATCCTAACTGGAGACTACTCGTTGGTGTCAGCTTGGAAGTCTTTAGGTCCACGACAACTAAGTCACCATCGACCTCAAAGATTCTATCAATAACCATCTTCACTGGCACGCCAGCAAATTCAGGTATGATACCTAGTTCAATCGCAGGAACGCCTTGAGGCGTTTTCCAAATCTTCCAGTTGGTGTTAGTAGTACGCCAGTCAATGTAACTTTGTACCCACTCTGGGCCTTTAACTTTCCAGAAGTCTGCATCTTCTTTGTTAGGATATTCTTTCGTAGACTTCCCGCCAACCCTAAGCGTTGAGATGTCGACATCTTTCGTGTACTCATGCCATGCCTCTTCCCATAATTGTTTACTCAACATGTTGTTTGTCCCACTCTTCGGTTGCCTTGTGGAATGCTGAGCCACCTGCAGACCAGACTGCTGGCTGTTCAGGTATCTCAAGTAGTCGACCGAGATAGTAAAGATAACCACAGTCGATGTATGTAGTCAGTGCTGAGTACGATACATGTCCCGGTATCTTGTAATCGTCAGTAAGGTATACTCCCATGGAGTCCTTTCAGTAATACTTGACATATAATAAATATATTATTATAATTATATTTATATATATTATATAGACCCCTACGGGGTCTATATATTTATTTATATATTATATAATATATATGATTATACTCATGACTTAGGGGAAGAGTCAAGGGTTTTTTTACTTATCTGATAAACACAAAAGACCCCCCTTCCTAG